GTCATTTATCTTGTTTCCTGTATAGCTTTTGTTATTTTTCATTGACGAAAGTATATCACGAAAACCTTGGTCGGGTTTCATACGACCAAGTCGAGCACTGTCAATCACAGGTCGTGCTCCAGAAATTATTTGCTTTAAGTGAGGATTTTCTTTGAGGTAGGGTTCGCGCTCTGAGAGTTTAAGAATTTTCTCAAAGGTTTCACCGGTTTCGGTGTTTTGAAATTCGTATGTTGGCATTAATTAAATATCCAATCTATCATTATTTTATTTATTACTATTTTACTATCATTTCGTATATTTCTTTCCAATTTTTTACTTTTGGAATGGAATCGTTTTCGTAATCAGAGTTAAATAAATGTTCAATTAATACTGACCTTAGCCCTAAATTATATCCACATTCAGCGTTAAGTGGCTTATCTTCAACCCAGATACATCCACTATCTTTATATGGTAATAACCCATCGTCTTTATCAGCTCCACAGTCCAAACAGACTATTTTCTCAAATACAGCTGGTCCAAAAAGTTTTTCTAGATTTTGCTGTCTGAGCTTTCCAGCATAAAAGTCAGTACTTAAGCTGGTAATACAATGAAAGATATATCCTTCATCGTGTAATCTTTTAACATATTTGATTGCATCTCGCAATCCTGGTAGAAATCCAATCCTTGCTGATTCGTTGAATTGTCTTACCAATTTTTTACTTTCGTCTTTTGTTATACCGAAAGTTTCTGCTACATCGTAAACACCTTCTGTTACAACTTCGTAGCCGTTTTCTGACATCCATTTATAAAATGCGTATTTCCAGTCTAGTAGTACACCATCGCAATCTACTAGTATTAATTTATCAGTTCTATGGTCCATAATTTATCCTTTTCCTATTCATTATTAGATATTGTAACATGTTTTACTGTAAATGTCAACCCTTATTTGAATAGTTTTTCTATGTCCCAGTTTGTTACATACTGGTCAATCTCAGGCTCACCAGTCCAAGTTATCTCTCTATTATAGGGATTATATTTGTCACCAACAAAGTAATCCTCGTAACAAACTAGTTCACCTGGTACCCTTTTATACATTTCAGCCATATCGTCGTAATTTTCTACTAATTGACGAACCAATGATTGTATAGACATAGTTGTTTTTGCGTGGAATACAGGGTCATCTGCGTCAAATGTAGCTTGATAAGTTTCGCCTACTATTTCTCCACCATGTAATTGTTTCATACGTTTAACATAATCTTCTTCTTTAGTTTTATAAGTCATTGGTACATTGGTAATAAAACCTGTATGTCCAAACGAGCCATCTCTTCGAACAGCTAACCAACTCATAATTTGAGCACGTAAATCTCGGCGATAAAGATAATAGACTTTATCAGCATGCTCTAATACAGTTTGCAGCTGAAACATATCTGTTGCAGTTCGCTGATGCATTCGTTTGTGAAAATGAGATGGCATAATTTTATAACAAGCCGGATGTCCTGCTCTAAGCTCATCAAATATATTCCAATTACTTAAAGCATAATTGGCAATATTACGATCTTTATATTTGTATTTTGCATTAAACTCAGAACTACTTAATAAATTACCAATAGGAAATTGGCGCTCATGCGAAAACAATTCACCTTTATATGGCAAATCATATTCTTCAGCTTTTTGTAATGTAAAATTAGTGCTACCTGTACGAAAATTCGTAAGTATAGCGACATTAGTAGTCATACTTGTCTTTGAGCCTTTGCTTTCGTTTTGTTTGACGGCGTTTGTTTTTACGCTTTTCATTTTGACGGTCTAACTTTCTTGGGTCATCTCCCCAGCCGTCACCTTTGCGATAATCTCTAAATCGCTTAGGCATAATTGCATTCCTTCTATCGCATATCCATCGGAGTTGTTAGCAAGTCTGGAAAGGCTTCTAACAATGTTGGTAGGGTCAATCCTTTAACTTTTGTATGAGATAACATGTTATGAGCTAATAGCTTAGCATCATCATTATCAATATCTTCTAAAAGTTTAATGAATAATTGTTCACGCTTAATTGTTTTCATATCATCGTAACCACCACCTTTAATGAAGATTTTTAAGCGTCTTGCTTCTCTATAAAGCATAGTTTTTGCTTCATCTTCAAATTGGTTTTCAGACCATGGCGGAGCTGTATCGGGTAACAAGAACTCAATACTCTCGTCGTAAATTAAACGTAATACATTGCGAAAAGGTACATTTTCGTTTTCACGAAGCCATGCAACCTTATCAGCTTTTGTTTTCTTTTTTGGAAGTTCAGATAGAACTTCGGACATAGATAATCTAATCATTTTAAAAATCCTGTATATCTGTAATCAAGTTTTTCAACTTTTTCTTAACAAAGAAATTAAAGAGATGTTCACGACCAATTTCTTTGTCTATATTAAATTGCTCAAGAATTTTGTCTTTGAACTCTTGAGGTACCAAGCTCAGGTCAATCATTTGCTTGTTTCTGTTTAAACGCAGTTTTGTCTCTTCGTCCATTGTCTCTGGCTCAGTTAAAAACTGTGTTAATCTTTTCTTAGTCATTGGTCTTTGTCTTTCACCAATAGCTAAACAATTATCAGCACTCAATATATTAGGGATGCCATCTCCAACATCGCCTTTTAATATGTGCTCTTCTAAGTATTTATTTGGATCGTTATGTCTTACCCATTTCTTCATTACAGGATTGTATTGGTCAACATTCCCATAAGTCTGTAATTGGATAAAGTCTTTGTCACCAGAAAGAATTAGAATTTTTTCAGCTCCTGTATTCATCACAGTACCATATTCATGTACTAATGTAGCAATAATATCATCAGCTTCACAGCGTTCTATATTGATAACTTTGTAAGGAAAAAATTCTTCAATCTCTTGTCTGATTCCATGGATAACATCAAAAAGTTTATTCCAATCCATATCTGAAGCGTCGCGACCTTTTTTACGATTTGCTTTGTAATAAGGAAAATAGTCACGTCGCCAAACGTCTTTGTTATCGCAACAAAGAACAATTTCTCCATATTCTTCAGAGAATTTTTTTCGATTGAATCGAATTGAATTTAAGAACATATGACGAATTAAATTTTCGTCTGGTTCCACGTTGTGATGATTACCAATACTCGCAAAGAGTGAAGCCAACATCACTTGGTTGTAGTCTACTAATATCATAATTTTACCATAATTTAATTTAAGAGTATATTATATCATACTTCTTCGTCGTTGTCAACCTCTAAATTTGTTAGTGTAGTTTTTAACCCACCAACAGCATGTCCTTCGTCACTTTCTAATACTGCTACATTTTTTTGAGCAAAATCTTGAAGTGGATGGTCAACATTCAATGTTTGTAGATGTAAAGCTTTAATACTTTCAAAAATGAGAATCATGTTTGGAAAATATTTGTTTATATCTGAATCAAAATCACAATTTGCACGGGCCATTTCGTGTAATACATTTTCCCATATAATTTCAGCTAAATCATTTGCATAATTTTCTTTATAAGTTGAAATTTTATCTTTAACTTCAGCCGCTGTCATTGGTGGGTCTGAAATTAATCTAGGAAACTGGACTACGTTATTTTTGTCCGCCATTAGTTATATTCCTTAAAAGTGTGTTCCACATTACTTGGAATGATTGAACACTGTTTCTTGCTAGATTAAACCTATCTGAATAGGTAAATCCATTAAAATAGTTTGGATTTTGTTTTATACTTTCTAGTACTTGTTTTGCTACTGAGAATGCGTAGTTTGCATGGAACTGTGGGTCTTCGTTCCAATCATACATAATTGTAGCATTCTGTGCAGTTTCAGGTAATGCACCATAGTTTGGATGGATACAAATCACCTGGCTCTTAATTGCTTCAATCAAAGCAATACAAGAAGTTTCTTTCCAAATATTTGGATATAAGAAAATATGTGCATCATCAAGCGCTTTTAAAACTTCTTCGTTAGATTTAACTCCGTGATATGTCATGTTTGGATGTGCTTCAATATTCGCAAATAAACCTTTATAAGCTTCATTACGTTGTTCCCATCCGTAAATTTCAAAACCAGAGTAAACATCAAGATGAATATTATCGTATTGCTTACTTAATGCATCAAATACAGGAACTAATAATTCCAATCCACGATGTGGTGTTGTATGGTAGATAAATCTAATAGTATCTGTATTTTTCTCTCTTGGTGCAAATTGTTTTTCAACAGCATTATAGATAACGCTACATTTGCTATAAGGAATACCAAATCTTACAATATATTGGTCACGTTGCCATGCTGATACAAAAACAAAATGGTCAAACTTTTCCCAACCACCATCTAATAAAATTTTATTTTCTGGGTCTTCAGCTAAGTCGTGGCACCATAAAATATTTAATACATCATCTTTCAGTTCACGAGGTCTGCTCAAATGAACTGCTACTTTTTCTTGTAGTTCTTTATCTACGAGGTCAACAAAACGTTGCCTCATCATTTCAGTTCCGCCTTTAGCGTTTTCTGATTGTTCGGAGTTAATTACTTCTCCTTTATACACGCAACTCATTTTCTACTCTCTCTAATTTTTCGTTAACAGACTTTTTAAGACTGTCTGCATAATCTCTTAATGTGCTAATAGTCGTATACAAGTGTCCTTGTGCTTGTCTACCATCAATTTGCTTTTCTAAATCACTAATCACAATTTGCACTGCACATAATTTTTCTAAATCATTCATATTTCGCTTCCTCATAAATTTCATCTAATGATTTTTGTGACCCTTTCTTTTCCCACCAATCTTTTAAAAATTCGTATGAGTAAATGGCAGAGTCTGCCTGTTTGTTATAATAATATATATTCTTCGAACGAAAGTCTGTTACGTTCTGATTGAACAACGGAAATGTATACACTGGTCCAAACCCATGCATCACATTATTTTCAAATGAAGGCGGAGCTCCAAGTGGCATTCTATAATGAATTGCTAGAGGTTTATCGTTTTCCGTTTCAATAAAATAATAATCAATAATCTGTTTTGCATATTCACGTTTGAGTGCATATGCTTGTAATCCATGGTCCCATAGTCTACGACGACGAATCATCATAGGTGGATATTCGATATCTGTTTCATAAGGATATTCAAATACATTACATAAATGCAATGCTCCCCATTCAGCTTCGATACCTTCAATAAATTCCATGAGTGTAAAGTTCCAAAGCTTTACAGGCTCAAAGTCAACATCATCTTCAAAGAATAAACCAATCTCTTCGTTAGTATTTTCATACCACCATTTGATTGTAAGTAAATGAGATGACGTAACACCCTTGGTCATTATTTCTAACAACCCTGGCTCGCCTATAAACGGTATAGAATCTTTTCCATATCGCTCATAAACATGCACATGGATATTATTAACACCAAGTTTTGAGAACTCTTTTTCCGTGTATGCTTTACGGTCGGGACAATCAGCTAGATTGATTATGTTCGGTGTCGGTATTTTCTCTAATTTGCTCAAGTTTGTAATCTTCATTTAGTTCATTGTAAATATCAGTTAGAATACTATGGAAGTTTCTTACTGAACCATTATTATGTATACGATAAGTATTTACATTCATTTCTTCTTCTAAAACATAAGCACTATCAATAGGTGTTTCGTAATTAATAGTGTATTCTTTAATTAGATTACCATTAAAATATCTACGACTGTCTGATGAATAATCATGACCATCTCTTGTAATCTGAACAATTACAATATTTTCATTGCCAACTTTTTCGATAAGTGGTTTGAGTTCTTCTACAAATCCACCATCAGCAACTGCATAATGTACTTCATCTTCAATTTCTTCTGCAACTAATTTACCAAAGTAATCTAATCCTTTCTTTGGCTTCATAACATTTTCAGAAACATGTATCATTGCTTCTCTTCGTGAATGGTCACCAAGAGCATGTTCTACAACTTCTTTTTGGTCTCGGTCATTATAACCTTGCATGAACCAATCTTTGTCCACTCCAAAAAATTCAATTGTTTCTTTAAACAACTGATGTTTAAAACTTAATGATTTAAAGCCAAACATCTCTTTATATAAAGATGCAGCTTCGTCTTTACCACTGCCTGGTGGTCCGTTAAATATTACTATCATTTTCTTTTCCGTTAAAAAATCCGAATTTTGCGATATAATAAGAATCGACAATATCGGATATTGGATTATATCCCTTTATTATATCAAGTTTAGCGCGAATGTCAACCCCTGTTTCTTCATTAAAGGATTCTAACATTAAATCTTTATTCGCATTGCCTTTACCTGTGGCAAATTTCTTAATTTCTGTAGGAGCAGGTACAGTGTACTCTATTCCTTGTTTCCAGAGTTTATATTTAAGGAGTCCTGCGTTTTCTGCAATTTGGAAAACTCTTCCGACTGCTCCAAAGGCGTATCCTTCAATAGCAACTCTACTACATCCGGCGGCAGATATCCACTGTAAACTCCACTCGGCCAAATTATTGAAGCGCTCACAGTCTTCGCTCCATTCTGGATAAACTGAACAATTGTAGTTTTCAGCTTCTCTAATTTTTTTCTCATTTGGCACCATGTAATAAAATTTGCAATTTGAATAACTCCACTCTTCGCCTGAATGTACACAAACTGCAGGTGATGTTAAACTGTAATCTACTCCTGCAACGACCATAATAAACTCCTCATTATAAAGGATTATTTATATTAGTCGGCACGGTAAAATATGTGACTTCCTATTGTTCCAACGACCTGTAATGTTGGAGCCCAATATGGGCTAATCCAATCTGCATGATAGTGAGTAGAACCTTCAGTCAATCCACGATATTTTCCTTCTTTAAGAATTTGTGTTGATATTAAAACAGCTTCATTCCATGCATCGCTATCATAAGGGTCGTCACTTTTTCCATCGCAATACCAACTGAACTGACAACGATTACGCACAGGTACGAGTTTACTAGAGTCTTTCCAGGATGGTTTGTGGTCTCCCTGGTATATTACATCACATACTGTATGTGGGTATCTATCGTCTCGTACTCTATTCAGAACCACATCTGCAACTGCAAATTTACCTGCAAGATTATCACTTCTTGCTTCATGGTAAATATTAAGTGCCATACAATGTTCTGCTTGAGTTAAAACATAATCAAATTTAATTTCTTTTGTTTCACCGAACAAAGGACTTACGATTGTAAGGGCTAATAACCCACTTATTATTTTACGCATTATTTTCTATCTGTATAGGCTTTAAGTAATTCATCGCCCTCTAGCTTTTCTCCAAAGATATGAATGAGTTCTCCATTTTGGAATCTCTCGATATGTCCATCTGGATAAGAATAATCAACTACCATTCCGTTGTCAGTATGTTTTTGAGTTTCCTCTGTTTCATACCACATTGACTTTAGTCTATGCATATGCATTCCTGTAGATTGCTTATTCCATTCATCTGCTTCAATTAACATAGAGTATTTCTCCACCATCGCTTTATATTCAGTCATCATTTTTCTTCCCTTCAATCTCACCTTTTAAGTCGTCGAGTGCTTTCTCGAGGTCTTTCAAGTGAGGATATCTAGTATACGCTGGGTGCGCATAATTACTTGTAACATCAGCTGCGTCGTCAACAGCTGAAGGTTTTTTATTAAAGATTCTATCCCATTCAGAATCAAACTTTTTCTTATCTTCAGGTCTTCTTTTTGAGCCCTTGCCACCGTGCCATTTACTCATAATCTACCTAATTTACTCATCGATTGATGAACTCTATCTAAATCTGGGTCGTTAAGATATCCATATATTCCTAAATCATAATTCTTATATTCAGACATAAAGTCAAGTGGTGGCTCACAGAAAGCTTGGTCTTCTCTATCCATAAAAGCAATTTCCCACTTACCTTCTTCATATCCATAAGAACCAGTAAACTTTACAGCTGATACAATATAATCATCATAATCAAATTGTATTCGCACTCCATCGTGCCATTTTTGTTTTGCAGGCCATTTAGGCATTAGCTCATTCTCCCTATAATAAATCCTAGCCAAAATACGAAGATGTCAATAAAGAAATGCATGATAAAACTTAGTGCAAAAATTTCTTTCCAATGAACTTTGCAAAT